AAACTCCGTTCCATAAGTACTGAACTCCAGTGTATATATTCGTTTGCCAGATCATGGTGGTCTTTTCGTGAGCACTGTTGAATATTACATGCCATGCAGAGCCAGTGTATTCAATAATGTCATTAGATTTGGCCACTAGTGGTCCCCATGCACTAGCAGGTTGTGCATTAGAGGCATTACCAATATCTTCAATCAGCAAGTACCTGCGTCCAGCGGCTAGCGTTCCAAATCTTTCAACAAATTTAGCGTCATTAGGACCTGTTTGTGTTGGATCTATAATGCCGTCTATAGTTCCTAAACTAGCAGTCCTATAACTAGTTGTTGCATTGTAGTGAGGTATATCGGTATCCAAAAATCCGTGACTATCTATACTTGTATTAGTTACTAATGTGTCAAGGTCCCAGTTTATGCTTAATATGGTAGTATCAACCGGATTCAACGATACTGTACCCGCAATTTCAGTACCAGTACTTTGTTTTAAATAAATTCGTGTGCTACCTGCGGCATATTTGCCGGGATATTGGTCAAACAACGCACTCCAGTCAACTGGTGCGCCTTGTTTAATGCCAATTTCTATAGCTGGATTTCTTGGAATTACACTTTCTGTTGAGTTTAATATCATGGCCTGGTTGCCGTAAACTTGAATTCCAAAATCACTAATAGATGTAACTTGTTCTGTTAGCAAATTGTTTAATATAACATTGCCACCGATACTTGGATCAGACCCTAGGCCTTCTATGTAACCGTTTTGACTTGTTTCGCCATCGTTGTAAAAACTGGTAATAATCTTTTTAATAATACCAAGATGTTTAACTTTAACTGGCGGGCTTAACCATATTGGAGTTTCAACAGTAACAGTAGCAATATCAATGGGGTTGTCTGTGCCTACTGGAACACTTCTGCTACTCCAGTTAATGTCATTTAGATTTAATACAGTTAAACTGGTCCAATCAATATAATTGTCGGTCGTTTGTAATTCTAAACTAGGATTAAACAAAACTAAGATTTGTTCTAGTAGTTGTAATTTTTGATCTGTATTGGCTGCCCAAATGTCAACTTTCATTTGTAATTCAAATGGTGTAGGCATTATTCTTTCCACAGTGTAATTTCTGCCTTGGCTACCAGTGTATGCTCCGCTAATTACATCACGCTCACGAATGTGTACTTTACCTACATACGTTGCGTCAGCTAGCCTATTACGATCTAATTTAAGTTCTTTAACATACACAGCAATTCTAGGAACACTGGAAATTTTATTTTCACTGTTATTACGTATGATACTGGATACTTGGCGTTCTTGATCACCATACATTACAGGCACTTGATGCAATGTTCCGTCACCGTATTTGACTACAAAGTTACTAAACACTCTGATAGTTTGCGTTATGTAACGTCTTATTTGCCCGTCGTAAAAATGTTCCATTATAAATCTGCTCTAGGTTTAAGTACTTGAGATAAACTCTGACGTTGATTTTCTCTATAGTTATATAACGTAACAATCCATGTTCCATCATAGGGAATAGTCTGTTGTACTGTGTTTATAATTGGCAATGTTATACGCACACATTGGCTGATAATGCCTGTAGACGGATTAACGTATCCATATGAACTTAACATTGTTGGATGCTCTGCAACAACATATTCTATGTTATCAGTGTCTAATTTTAACACAACGTATGTGCTAGTTGTATAGGGTATACTAGTGTTTACGATTGTGTTGCCTGTGACCAGTTTAACAAAATCAGTTGCTACAGCATTATTGTAGGTATAATTGTTGTTGTTGATAAAGCTGGTCTTCAAGGTGTTTCTAGTGTCGTTGTTAGTCATAGTCATTCTAACGGCATCTTCTTGTTTGACCCAACGTACACCATCAAATTTAAAAAGTCTATTAGGCAAAAAATCTACTCGCAAAAAGAAATCATTTAATATAGGGCTACTTGGAAATTGTATACCATGTCCAAAAGTATATCCGTTGACTGGAAAACCATCACCAATAAGATAACCGGTGTATCCTGATCTTGCAGGCACTTGATTTACATCGCTGGCAAAATTAAGATCGGTACTGGCATCTATTGTGCTTTGGTCAGCGGTATCTAACAATGGTTTTCCAGTAATAGGATCAACAGCCAAGGTATAAAATTGTCTAGTTTCGTATCCGCTCTTAGGAGCATCTTCTTCTGCTTGTGCTAAAACTTTTGCGTTTATTTCTAATTCTGTATTGCGTGTGCTTAGTAGGTCTCGTAGGGTAGTATTAGCTACTGGATCACCATTGGCATCCAATGCCTGTTGATTTAATATGTCAGCAAACTGTTGGCTGTCTACTATTTTTTTACATTTTAATCTGTACAAATGAGGATACCAAGTGCTACTAAATCCTTCTGTAGCACGACCCACATCATCTATCACATAGTAACGAGGCAAACCAAAATCAAAATCGTTTAGTGCAAATTCATCTCGCAAGTGCGGTAGCTCAAATACATCCCCGCTCATGGGCTTACGACCAATAGTGTTGATAATGTCATTGATATGTACAGTCATGTAGATAGTATCGCTATCAATGAACAGGCCAAACTGACTTAGATTAAAGTCGATATTTGCAACATTATAGTGCCCGCGCAATCTATAAATTTCAGTATCATATTTCCTATCACGATTTTCTAAGAACAATAAATCCTGAATATTGGTAGGGTTTAAAACACCATACGCAGGCTGATCGTGTGTGCCAGAGTCTTTTACTGGTGGCCCAAGATACTTGTGCAAGTATACATCAGTACCGCCGACTTGGAACATTTCGCTGGCTTGACGATCTATAAATTTATAGTCGTTGCCCTTTTCTGGTTTGTATAAGGATAAACGTGGCATATGATATTTATCGTATGATAAATATGTATGGAGAACTTATATGGACGATCTACCATCAACAACGCAATCTGATTCTACAACTGAACGAAACAAGGTGTTTAGCTATGTAAAGCAAATGCTGGGCGACGGCATGATTGAGGTAGAATTAGATCCTATACACTACGAAACTGCCCTGGATCGTGCTTTAAATCGATATAGACAAAAAAGCCCTAATGCTGTAGAAGAAAGTTACAGCTTTTTAGAACTTATACAGGATCAAAATGAATATAGATTACCTGATGAAATTATCACTGTGCGTCAAGTATTTCGTAGAGCTATTGGCAGCAGAACTGGTATGGGTGCGGGCGGCACGTTATTTGAGCCGTTTAACCTAGCTTATACCAACACTTATATGATGTCTGGTAGCATGATGGGCGGACTGGCTACATATGAACTATTCAGCGGATATCAAAAACTAGTAGGGCGTATGTTTGGTAGCTACATAGAGTTTAGCTGGAAACCTACCACTCATATTTTAAATATTTTACAACGCCCATTTAGTCAAGGCGAACAAATTTTAATTCAAAGTTATAATTTCCGTCCAGACTGGGTATTACTGCAAGATACTTATGCCAAGCAATGGCTTAAAGATTATACACTAGCAGTTTGCAAGCAAATTTTAGGCGAAGCTCGTAGCAAGTTTGGAGCAATTGCAGGCCCAGGATCTCCTATCACTCTAAACGGCACAGCATTATTGGGTGCCGCCAAAGAAGAACTATTAGCTTTGGATAAAGAAATTGATACCTATGTAGCCGGCGGAACTGGATACTATTTCGTTCTTGGGTAATCAACAACTCTATACTGTATAACTACAGTATGAGAAAAATTATTGACAATTTCTTATCTAAAGAAGATTTCCATCGTTTGGAAAATGCACTACTAGGCTATACCTCTGGATTTCCTTGGTTTTTATCTGTAGTAGTAACAGGAGATGCAGAAATTGAATGCTCCGAGAATAGTAACTGGCAACTATGCCATTCTTTTTACGATGTTCCAAAAGGTCCCGACTATCGGCCAATGCCAACAATGAGCTTGATATTGCCCATACTGGAAAAATTAGAACCTAAAATTCTAATAAGAGTAAAAGCTAATTTAAATCATAGGACAGAACAAGTAGAAGTACATTCCTACCACACCGACGTTCCCGAAGACGAGCTAGCACCCATGTCTAAAACAGCAGTTTTTTATGTCAACAGTAATGACGGCTATACTATTTTTGAAGACGGTGAACGTGTAGACAGCGTTGCTAATCGATTACTCATGTTTGATGCTACACAAAAACATAGTGGCTCTACTTGTACAAATGAAAAATTTCGATGTGTAATCAACATCAATTGGCTCTAAAACTTCTTGACCTTGTAATAAAACTGTTATATACTAGCATATCTTTAGGAGAAGCTATGATTATAGGCGTGTGTGGTTTTATTGGTTCTGG